CTCCCGCAGCGTCTCCATGTCGCTGATCTCGATGAAGGGCAGGTCGGCGTCCTGGATGGACAGCAGGCCTCCTTCAGCAGACAGCACGATGGGCTGCGGCAGGGTCTTGATCAGTGAGGTCTTACCTGCACCGGCCTGGCCGTAGACCAGGACTTTCACACCATTGGCAGCGAGGCTGCCGGTGGTCTTCACGTTGATTGCCATGTTGGCTCTCCTTCTTGGTTGCAAAAATGGCCGGCTTGCACCGGCCTCGTTGTTGTCAATGAGCAGCGCGCTCAGCGAAGACACGCTGCAGCTCGATACCTTGACTGACATACTCGTCAGAACCGTAGACCGGATCGACTTCGTACCACTGAGTCGCATCCAGGCGACCACCTTCTGCCAAGCGCTCCTGAACACGAGCCACCAGGCGCTCCAGACGTGCGGTGGCATCTGCGCGCAGATCAGGGAAGTGCGGCTCACCCGTCTCTTCGCAGTATTCACACTTGGTGCCATTGATGGCCAGGTTGTGCCTCCAGCGGCGGCCGGTGTTCACGTTCACCAGCTCGACGAAGAAGCGCTCAGCGATGAACGGCTGACCATCGTCTTGACGACCTGCATCGAACAGGTCAGAAACGACACCGACTTCAAACTTGCTGCTGCTCATTTCAATCTCCTCGTTTGCTGCGCCTTCGGCCAATTCCGTTCGCGCAGTAGTTGAACTGTAATCCATTCTGGAGTACCATGTCAACACTTTGATGTGAAATTTTTACGACGAGGCCCAAAATGCTGACCCTTGAACAAATCCGCGAGGCACTGCGAGATCGCATGCCTGCCCGAGTGGCCGAGGCCACCGGCCTGCACTACAACACCATCCGAGAGGTGCGCGACAACCCCGAGGCCAACCCGACCTACAAGGTGCTCAAGGCGCTGTCGGACTACCTGACACGCAGGGAGGCCACGATCAATGGCTGACCTGTCCAAAGTCCTCGGCGGCCCCTGGTCGCCACCACCCGAGAAGAGGGTGGCACCACCAGAAGAGCAACTGATCGACGCCATCAAGGCGGCCGGCATGGAGCCACCAGAGCAGGTGATCCTGGACGGCAAGATTCACAGGTTCAGGTCCGGCACCAAGGGCACAGGCGGCAAGGGCGGCGACAAGCCTGGCTGGTACCTGGTCTTCGGTGATGGCGTGCCGGCCGGCCGATTTGGCTGCTGGAGAGCTGGCGTCGAGGTGACCTGGCGCGCAGATGTCGGTCGCAAGCTGACACCGACCGAGGAGATGGCACACGCCAGGCGCGTGGCAGAGGCCAAGGTGCTGCGTGATGCCGAGCTGGAGCGCCAGCACCAGGTGGCGGCCAGCACGGTCGAGACCATCTGGTCATCGGCCTCCGCGGCGCACCCGGATCACCCCTACCTGGCGCGCAAGGGCATCAAGACGCACGGCGCACGCATCACAGGCGATGGCCGGCTCGTGGTGCCCCTGTTCGACAAGGATGGCCAGCTCTGCAGCCTGCAGTACATCAGCCACGATGGCGGCAAGCTGTACCACCCAGGAGGCGAGGCTGGTGGCAAGTTCTGGATGGTGGGCACGATGGACGATCCAGGCGCGCTGTATGTGGCCGAAGGGTTTGCAACCGCGGCTACGGTCCACGAGACCACCGGCCGGCCCTGCGCGGTGGCCTACAGCGCCAGCAACCTGGTGCCGGTGACAGGCACACTGCGCGAGATGTACGGCCACCAGCAGACCATCGTCATCGTGGCCGACCACGACAAGGGTGGCGTGGGGCAGAAGTATGCCGACCAAGCCAGCGCCAAGTACGGCGCGCGCGTGGTGATGCCTCCAATCGAGGGCATGGATGCCAACGATTATGCGCAGGCTGGCCACGATCTGGCAGGGCTGCTTTCCCCGGCCAAGGACAACTGGCTGATCCCGGCCGACGACTTCTCGGCCCAGCCGTCACCGATCTCCTGGCTGGTCAAGCGCTGGCTGCAGAGCCAGGCGCTGATCATGGTCCACGGCCCATCGGGCGGCGGCAAGACCTTTGTGGTCCTGGACTGGTGCCTGCGCATGGCCAGCGGCATGGCCGAGTGGTGCGGCCAGAAGGTGCGGCCAGGCAATGTGGTCTACCTGGCCGGCGAAGGCCACCACGGCCTGCGTGGGCGCGTGGCAGCCTGGAAGCACCACCACCAGGCCGGCTCCCTGGCCATGTGGCTGTCCAAGGACGGATGCGACCTCAACACCCCGGCCGGCTATCTGCAGGTGGTCGAGCAGGTGCGCGGTCTGCCGGAGAACCCGGCCATCATCGTGGTCGATACCCTGCACCGATTCCTGGCCGGCGACGAGAACAGTGCCCAAGACGCCAAGACCATGCTGGACGCCTGCAACAGCCTGATGAACGAGTTCCACTGCAGCGTGATCCTGGTCCACCACACTGGCGTGGCCGAAGAGGCCCAGCACCGAGCACGCGGCTCAAGCGCCTGGCGCGGCGCGCTCGACATCGAGATCAGCATCGTGCCAGGCAAGGATGGCGTGCCCATGCAGATCGTGCAGCGCAAGTCCAAGGACGCCGAGCTGGCTCAGACCGTCCACGTCGAGCTGCAGCAGGTCACCATCCCAGGCTGGTACGACGAGGACAACCAGCCAGTCACCTCCGCGGTGATCGTCCAGGCCCAGGCTCCGACAGCGGCCAGGAAGGACAGCAAGATCGACAGCCATCGCAAGACCTTCGAGAACGCCTGGTGGGCATCCGGCGCTGAGGAGCGTAATGGTTTACCCTACCTCAGCAGGTCGGCAATGGTCGACTACCTGGTCCAGAAGATGGACGTGAGCGAGGCCTCGGCCAAGGTCTACATCAAGCCAAGCGCCACCGGAAAACCCATCGCAGACCTGCTGGTGGCCGAGATCATCGAGGCCTTCGAGCACGGCTGGCTTGTGGTCAACGATGCTCACGCCAGCTCCATGCTGATCCGAAAGTCGGAGCGCTGAGATGAGTTATCCACAGACTTATCCACAGGCCCAGGAAGGGAACAAGGTAACGGAACGGAAAAAAACGGAATTCCGTTCCCTGGGCAAAACGGCGGAAAAAGGGAACGGAACGGAACACACACCTTTAGGTGTGTTCCCAGTTCCCTTCCGACGCGGCGCGTTTCCATGCCGCAGGATGGTTGAAACGCAGAGAAAAGTTATCCACAGAAAAGTAAGCAGGCACTAACATGACACAGACCAACGTGAACGAGATGCTGGCCGGCCGTGAATGTCGGTATGGCAGCTTCCAGGGACATGCCAGGATCAGCCAAGACCTTAAGGCTGCCATGCACGAGCGCAGCGGCTGGGATGGCCTCCAGGCCGACCAGCGCGAGGCCTTGGAGATGATCCAGCACAAGATTGCGCGCATCTTGAACGGCGATCCGAACTACGCTGACAACTGGGTCGACATCGCAGGCTACGCCACCTTGGTGGCCAACCGGCTGGAAAAAGAGGAGAATGCAGCATGACCACAAAATCCCACAAACCGAAGGCCGCGGCAAAACCTCGGCCAAGCAAGTACGAGAACAAGGCCGACATCTGCGCCTTGGTGCTCTCCGGCATGCGTGGCGGTATGAGTGCTTTCAAGGCGTGCGAGGCGGCTAGTGTTCCTCACAGCACCTTCATGGAGTGGATCAGGGATGACGCGGAGCTGGCCAACAGCTACGCGCGTGCGCGCGAGGACTTAATCGAGCGCATTGCCAACGAGGTGATCGAGCTGAGTGATGCCGATGTCGGCCTGCAGCCGGACGGCAAGAAGGACTGGGCGGCAGTGCAGAAGCACAAGCTCCAGGTCGACACCCGCAAGTGGCTGCTGTCCAAGCTGGCCCCGAAGAAGTACGGCGAGAAGCTGGAGCTGACTGGCGACCCTGACCGGCCGCTGGCCATCCAGAAGATCGAGCGCGTGGTGGTCGGGAAGTGACGACCCTGCGCATCGAGACCCCACAATGGGCGCTGCCGCTGCTGGAGCCGGCGCGCTACAAGGCAGCCTACGGCGGCCGTGGTTCCGGCAAGTCGCACACCTTTGCCGAGATGCTGATCGAGGCTCACATCATGGACCCGACCAGCCGGTCGGTCTGCGTGCGCGAGGTCCAGAAGTCGTTGGCGCAGTCGGTCAAGCGCCTGCTGGAGCTGAAGATCGAGGCCATGAACGCTGGCGCTTACTTCGAGGTTCAGGAGGCCGTGATCAAGTCCAAGAAGGGAGACGGACTGATCATCTTCCAGGGCATGCAGAACCACACGGCCGACTCGATCAAGTCGCTGGAGGGCTACGACCGTGCCTGGGTGGAGGAGGCCCAGAGCCTGAGTCAGCGCAGCCTAGACCTGCTGCGGCCGACCATTCGCAAGCCAGGCTCCGAGCTGTGGTTCACCTGGAACCCGAGCCAGTCCAGCGACCCGGTCGACCAGCTCCTGCGTGGCGACAAGCCACCACCGGACTCGGTGGTGCTGGAGGTCAACTTCGACGACAACCCCTGGTTCCCGGACGTGCTGCGCTCCGAGATGGAGTACGACAAGGCGCGCGACCCGGACAAGTATGCGCACGTCTGGCGTGGCGGCTACCTGCAGAACAGCACTTCGCGCGTCTTCCGCAACTGGCGCATCGAGGAGTTCGAGGCACCGAAGGACGCCATTCACCGGCTCGGTGCCGACTGGGGCTTCGCAACCGATCCGACCGTCCTGGTGCGCTGCCACATCGTCGGTCGCACCCTCTACATCGACCACGAGGCCTACATGGTGGGCTGCGAGATCATGAACACGCCTGAGCTGTTCATGACTGTGCCGGAGGCCGAAAAGTGGCCAATGGTGGCCGACAGCTCCAGGCCAGAGACCATCAGCCACATGCGCAAGAATGGATTTCCGAAGATCATGCCGGCCGTCAAGGGCAAGGACTCGGTGGTCGAGGGCGTCGAGTGGCTGAAGTCCTACGACATCGTGGTGCATCCACGCTGCACGCACAC